GCCCCCTTCAGCCTTTTGGTCTATGGGGGTTCAGGAGTCGCGAAGAGCAGCTTCGTGCGAACATTCTTTGGTCATTTCGGCAAGATGTTCCATCTCCCAGTGGGATCCGACTTCGTATTTACGCGTTCATTCGCCGACGAGTACTGGTCCAACTTTCGCACACAGATGTGGGGTATCATCCTAGATGACATTGCCGCGATCAACCCTAACAAGGGTAACGAGGATCGATCCCTGAACGAGATCCTCCAGATCATCAACAATGTTCCCTACTGTCCCCCTCAGGCGGAGCTTGAGAACAAAGGTCGCACGCCCTTGCGTGCCGAGTGCGTCATTGGTACCACCAATACCAAACACCTCAATGCTCACAACTGGTTTTCAAATCCGGTTGCGGTCCGACGAAGATTCCCTTACGTTGTTGACCTCAAGCCAAAGAAGTGTTACGCACGCGATGATGCACCAGACATGATCGATCCTGCCAAAATCCCTATCCCGGATGCCGGCAGCTATCCTGATCTCTGGACCATCTCCCTCTCGAAGGTTGTGGTGGTAACAACCGATGATGATGGCAAGCAAGATGTGAAACTCATCCATCTTGACACTTACACCAATGTGTACAAGTTCTTCGCCACAATGTCGGTCATCATTCGCGAATTTCGCGCACAGCAGTCCCAGGCTGCCGCAAACGACGCGAACTTGACAACCGTCAAGCTCTGTCCCTTCTGTGATGTGCCTCGCAATCACTGCGATTGTATCATGTTGCAGGCCCAAGACGTGGTCGTCTCCCCAGTGTGGGAGAGTGAACCGGTGAATTGGACAGACACTGCACGTGGTATCGCCAACCTTGCTGCCGTCGCTGGCATTGCCGCCGCAACATTCACCGTCCTCGATGATGATGCTAAGGTCGCACGTGACGCGTACACCGCAGTCAAGAACTATTCCAAGGATTTCCTGGTTGGTTACATGACTAATCTTGGTAAGTCTCTTGTGAAGGAGGTTTTCGGCAACCGCACGGTCCAGATGGTACTCACCGCACTGGGTCTACTGAGTTCTGGCTTTGCAGCCTACAAGCTGTACAAAAAGTTCACTGAACCCGTTGCCCAAGCTGAGGAGTTGCCAATTGCGCAATTCGGTGTCCGGCCCTGCTCGACTGGTGACGAGAAGGAGAACTTCTACCACCAGAAGAATGACTACCGTGCAAACATGGTCGTTACAGACCAGACCCGTTCTTGGAAGGGTTTGGAATGGACAGCCATTTGTGCGAAGTTTCAGAACAGTGTTGTGGCCATCCGCACCGTGCGCAAGAACGAAGCTGGTCTCACTGTCTGCCGTGATGGCAGGGCAGTGTGCGTTGGCGGTCGACTATATGTCACCGACAACCACAATCTGCCTGAGACCGTTTGTTCTCTGGAAGTTGTTCGTGAACTGCATACGAGTGGTCTCACCACAAACGTGACACGCGTTCTCGATCCTGACTCAGT